AGATAGTCCCCACAAGCAAGTTTCCGGTTGAGTCGATTCGCATACGTTCATTTGTCGTATTCCCTGCGCCACCCGGACTTGTGGCAAAAGAAATAGCAGCGGACGGAGTGGCATCTTCAGAAAAACAATTTATAAATGCACGAACTAAAGCACCATCGCCACTTGCGTCATTTGATTTAAACTCAATTTTTCCTATTTGCTGATTTGTTGCAGTGGTAGTATCTGTATCAGTAAACCTAAGTGTATTGTTTGCAGCACCACCATTATTGTTTGCAGAAAGCTCAAGCAAAGTTGCTGGATAGCCATCGGTGCTATCGCCAATACCAACATTGCCTGAACTGTTGATACGCATGGCTTCGGAAATACTAGCATTAAGCATTGTTTTAAAAATCAAGCCACCGTCTTCTGAGCCTGTATTGTCAGATTCAGAAAACCCGTTAATTCTTCCGTAGTCAGTTACATTCCCCGCAGAGTCATCGCCAGAAAAAGCAATAGCCCCCATTGTTGTGTTATCGCCGCTTATATTACGATGGACCCGCAACTGATCGTTTATTGTTGCACTGCTAATTTCAGTTGTAACAGTTGGAGTGCTAGTACCAATACCGACGTTTCCGCTTGAGTCTATCCTGACCACCTCATTTACGACTGTCCCTGAGCTGTCATTAGTCGAAAAAATCAACCGCCCCGGCATTGCGTTCGAGCCGGGAGTGCCATCCACCTGAGCTACTATCCGCGCACCAACAGTATTAAGATCAGTGCCATCAGCTCCGCGAAAACTAATATTTCCTAGAGTATCTCCGTCTTGGACCACCGTTGTCGCGTTGTTAGCAGTTCCTCTTGATTTCCCAAATTGAAGTGAGGGAGCCGAAGAACTATCCGCATTCCTTACTATCGACGCTCCAGCACCGCCATCTTGGCCTTGGATCGTAAAATCCATGTTTGAGCCAACGCTAATAGCCGACGAGCTTCCAATATGAACGCGATCTGAAGCAGCATTTACAACAAACATACTATCGTTGCTGTCGCTTTCAATACGGAAGTTGAGGTCTTCGCCGCCTTCGTTGAATACTGTTGCGGTTCTATCGAATGCTACCCTTGACTTAGCAGCGCCAGCGAACATTGTCTGAATTTCTAATTCACCGTCTTCTTCTCCATTAGTAACGTCATCAGCTCTAGCGAAGATTCGGGCATACTGAATAACTTCTGCTGGGTCAGCGTCATTCCTACCACTAAATTCAATTTCACCGATGGAATCATTATCAGCAGGGCCAGAAGAATTTCTATCTAGCTTCAGCGAGGGGCCAGCGGAAGCACCGCCGTTGGTGCAAACTATAGTGATTCCTTCATCTTGACTTGAAGTCGTAAATGTTGCAGTCGTGCCCGTCAAAGCACCACTAACATCCATCGTGCCGTTGACATCAATAGCTGTAGCCGTGAGGTCTATCTCATCTGTAGCACCTAGCGCCAACACTGTCGCGCTTGAGCCTTGAATGAACTGGCTCGCGTCGTTAAACATAATCTTGTTGGTGCTATTAAGTGTTAAACCAGAACCGTCTGTGTGCGTAAGCGTCGTATCGCCATCTGCGCCAAACGTGATGACTGCGCTGTCAGAGGTAAACGTCAGATCATCGTCAATAAACAGGTCAGGAATTGAAAGGTCTTGAAACGCATCGACCATCTTACCGCCAGAGCCAGCGCCATCAGAATAAATAGCTTTGACTTGACCGTTGGCGATAGTGACCGTGGCACCAGAGCCTTGCTTGATAATAATTGACTGCGAGCCGCTGGTTGCGTTCTCAATGAACCACAGCTTGCTGACCGTGTTTGGCCCTATAGTGATGGTGCAAGTGCTATCAAGAGTACCAGTATATTGGAGATAGATTGACCTGCCGGGATCGGTAGAGCCGTCCGCAATCGTCGTAGTGTGGGTATCGGCATTAGTCGTAATAGATTCCGTCCCAAAGGAAAAAGCCTCTGCAATCAACTCAAGGTTGGTGTTTGTACTCGTTCCCCACGTTCCTGATTCATCACCTGTAGCGATTTCTTTTAAACGTAGGTCATTAACATAAGTTGCCATTTAAGCTACCTCTTCCCAATTCGGCGTTTGACTGTCTGATACAGTCGACCAAGTAATACTTTGACTATCCGATACATCTGACCAACTAGGCGTTTGACTGTCTGATACAGTCGACCAAGTAATACTTTGACTATCCGATACATCTGACCAACTAGGCGTTTGACTATCGTCCACCAGTCCCCACACGTTGACAGGAGTAATAGACCCTGTCGCACTAACACCTGTCGGTATAACGACAGCCGTTCCTGTAACTGAAACACCTCCGACATTTCCACTACCTTGTACTCCAGTAACAGAAGTAGTCGCTGTACCTGTAACTGTAACTGAGCCAACTGTTCCAGTACCCACAACGCCGGTAATACTAACATTCGCATCAGCGGATACAGTAACCGTTCCGACAGATCCAGTGCCTGCCACACCTGTAACGGATACAGTGACACCCGTTCCTTGGACGATTGTGACTGACCCGATTGCCCCTGTGCTAGAAACGCCTGTGACAGCGGCAACTGCACTGGCTGCGACTGTAACCGTCCCAACCGCACCCGTTCCAGAAACGCCTGTAACTGGGACTGGACTTGGCTCACCCCATGTGCCATCGCCCCACGCACCTCTGCCCCAGCCGGTAAGATTAGACATCTACGCAATACGGATAATAGCATTACTAGCGTCAGCAGTTGGGAACTGTATCGTAAAATCTCCAGACGTAGACGTTTTATCTGCGCCAAAATCTAAAGCACATACCGCAGGATCACCTGAAGCACTATCATTAAATATTAATGCGCCTCTTGCGGTAATACTGCTAGAGCTAAACGTAAGATCAGAAAAATCTGTAATCGCCGTAGTCCCATCATTACTTGGGTCAACACGAGTCAATGACGCACCCTTAGCAGTATATCCTGTACCAGATACTTCATTAGATGTGGTATACGCTGTTGTACTCGCACCTAAACTTGCTGAACTTGTATACAACGCTAAATTAAACGTACTACCGCCAGAGTTTTTAAAATTATGAACAGCTTCTAAAATTTCTTTTTTAAAAGTCGTACACATCGCTGTCGTAATAGACATTATAATCTCCTAAGTATATTAGCCATTTCTTGCTGACCCTGTAGTTCTAATTCTGCTATTAAAGTCGTTCTATCGCTTTTAATAGCTTCTTTTAAATAAAAAAGAACTATCTGCTCTACACTTTCTTTAAATGCCTCTGCTTGTTGTGCTATTAAAGGATGTGATTTATTTCCTACGCTTACAATTCTATCAGACGCTGATTTAGCCCAAAAGTCAGGAGAATGGCCTTTTTGTTCTGTAGCAGTTACTAAAAAGTTTCCTACTTCCAGTTTTGGAGCTTGCATATTTATCCTTTAGCAATATCGTAACGATATTCATCTCTAAGGCCATATCCTTGACCTAAATTTTTAAGTCCGTTTACAGCCTGTATGAACCTTTGTTCATATTGTACAATTTCTTGTGGGTTTTTAAGAAAAGTCGCAGCTTCTACTAAAGTACCGTATAACATCGCATCGGGCGCATTATCTGATAACCATGTTGTATCTGTTCCGCTTGTTGTCGTTAACGAAGCAGGTCGGTATTTATAATGTAACTCAAACGAATATGTCGTATCCGGTGTCGGAGCTAATAAAAAAGAATTATCATCGAACAATGCATAATATTTAGGAAGCCCTGTTGTAGATGCGTTAGGTGTAAAATCTCTTATAAAAGAAACGTGTTTATAGAGTAGGTACGAATATACGCTACTAGAGATAACAGCGAGGCTGTAGGGGGCTAGAAAATCCGAAGGGGTACTAAGGTAAGTATTACTAGCCGTAGCAGTGCCTGTGACGTTTTTACGGAATACTGGAAGCTCTACTGCTTTTAGTATTCTTTCTTCCGCTTCTTTTATGAAAGTATCTAATGATGCGACGAAAGTCGTTTCAGAAGATTCTGTATAATTTTGGACAGCTGTTTTTAAAGTGCTTAAAGTAAAACTCATGTCGTAATTACCGTAATAGTCCCAACACTACCTGTAGCTGAAACACCCACGAAATCAGTGCCGATAGGGTCTACTATACCTAATGATTGCCCCCCTATATTACGCCCCGAGTCAGTAGTATTACTTGGCCCTGTCGTTCTTACTAACCCTAATTGTGCTTGTGGTAAAGGTACTTCTGGCCTAGCCTGTCGTAATCCTTCTGGGTCAGAAACATGATGAGGAGGGTCTAATTGAGGATGTTTAGGCTCAAAACAATCAGGACAGACTTTGAAACCTGTCCATTCCATTCTCATTTGTAAATATTTAACACGAAACCCGCAACGGTCACATACACCATAAGCATATTTACCTACTGCGAAAGCCATTACAAATACGTCCGTTTAGGTACTAACCTCAACGAACTATCATCATCGTAACGTATTGCGTTAACTAAGTTCATTTCATAAAGAGGTTGTAATAACCCTGCTTTTTCTGGATTCTTTTTCATAGCTAAATAAAAAGCTAATCCAGAAGTAAGGCAGGGAAGAAACCTACTCGGTAAATCTACATCGTTTACAGACTCTGTAATATCTTGAATACGTTTCCAACGATAAGATACAAACTTATCCGTAGAGTTTTCAGGTGCAGGCCAAACATAAAGTTTCGGCGTAATCGTGCGCTCTAAATAATATTGAGTTACCCGCGCTTTCGTTAACTTATTAGGTATATCTAAATATTCCCCACGATCTATACGATCTAGTTGAAAATCTGTTTGTATACTATTTGTCGTACGACGTATTACAGCGTCTAAAATATCTATATCAAATTGATTTAAATCGTAAGTCGTTTGACCTTCAACTAAATCTAAAGATACTTGTTCTACTTCCCATATTTGTATGCCTCTGTTTGACCAGTCAGCAAACATAATATTCATAGAACGACGCGCAGTTACGCCGTCGTATCCTGTTCGATATTCTAAACCTGCTAGTTCATACGCTTCTTCAATCGCATCTGCAGCGTTTAAACTAAAAGTACGAGTACCTGATGTAGCCATTAGCCATAGTTCTTTATAAGTTCTAAGACAATTACATAACTATCGTTAGAAGACGCACCTATTGTAGTCAGTAATATATCACCAGTTTTACCGCTACCGGCAGTATTTTTAAGACCTCCGAATTCGCTAAAATCCATATGACCATTACTGTCTTGCGCTAGTCCCAATGCTATCGTGTTTGTAGTTGCGTCAAACAAAAGCTGTACTTGCGTAAAACCAATAATTGAATGGCTTACTTTTTCAATTAATACACTACTACAAGCAGTACCGTCTTCTCGAGTAGCTAACCCACTAACGTCTACTTTATTGACGGCATCCTCACCAGTGCCGTCACTAAGATTTGTCAGCTGTATAACTGCTTTATGCGTACCATCAGAGATAGTTGTTGAAGTTACCGCATCAGCCATATCCGTCTCCTATTACGCTATTTGTACATACTCAATAATAAACGTAAATGAACCAGCAGTTGTCGCGTCAACAGTGTTAGTAATATTACAGAAAATCGTTCTTGCAGTATCTGTATATTGAACAGAGGCAGGAGCCGTAGTACCGCTTTGAGTTTGAGTTACCAACGTCGTTGTAGTTACGTTATGTTCTACAACAGTTGTACCACCGTCCAAGATCTCATCAGTTACTGCCGCAACAATCTGTGCGCCAGAGCTAGTAGTACCAACTTCATAACCAATGTCACCTGTACCAATAACAGGCGAGGTGTCACAGAAGATTTTAATATCAGTAATGATTGTATTTGCAGGTTGAGTAAACTCACCAATAGAAGGGCTATCCCCCGCTGTGGTGTTGACCGTAACGCCTGTAGCAAAACCAACGTGCTTTACATATTTATTTGTAACGATACCAGTAGATGCAATATCTACTACATCAGTAAGCGCACCAGTGCTTGCGTTTTTTGAAACAACTTTAAACCCGTTCTCTGATCGGACTGGGCCGTTAAAGGTAGTATTCGCCATGAGTATCTCCTGTCGTGGCTAGTGTCAAGTACGGGATGTACTTGTCAGGGATGGATGCTTTATACAGCAGAAAAAGAAAAGGGGCAACCAGTGCCCCTTTCCCTCGCGATATTACGCAGCTCCTGGAGAGCCGAAAATACCACGCCAGTCACTAAAGCCAAAGCTATAGCGTTCTCTGGCTTTATAACGAACATTACCAGTTTCGAAGTCGCCTTCCATACTGGTCGCAACAGGTGAACGCACAAAGTGCTTCAGTCCGTTAGGTACGTCAGTCGTCAGGAAAAACGCATCAGTATCTGTTAGATAGTGATTAACGGTGTATCCCTCAGGAACCATACCCATGTTGCGCAGTGCGTTAATATCGTTATCAGCCGTACCGACTCGTCCTGGAGTTTCCAGTAGACGATCTGCAACGAATTGCAGTGCGGTTGGGATAATCAGCTTACGCGCTTGTGCGTTGATCTTTAGACCACGCTCATCTTCGAAAGCTGCGATATCGATCAGCGACTGCTCTAGTGAGGTTTCATTAAGATCCGACGCTACCGATAGTTCGTTGCGTTGGGTCTCATTACCTACAGTCGGGTGATCAGTTGCACATAGTTCTTTGCCATCGCCACCAACAAAAGAAGAGCTAAACGCATTGTTCAATATGTTTGCGCCCTTAATGTTTTTAGTGGTCATCATAGAACGAGCAAGTGCTCGCGTATAACGAGATGACAAGGTGTCGTACAAATTATCTTCAATAGCTTCTTCAGTCAATGAAAAAGCCAAAGCGATAGTTTCATGCGAATACCGTGCAGTAAAAGATTCTTGCGCGGTGTCGAAAGTAACACTAGAACCTTCAAACTTTACAGGAGCTTCGCCGAAACCAGTCAGCATTACCTCTTCTTCAAAAGCTCGTTCTGAAGTTTCGGTTTCGAAGATTTCTTCGTACTCAGCGTCGTAGCGATCATACTCTAGTCCGAAGAGAGCATGAAGGCCAGGAACCAGCTCTTTTACGAGTTGAGCTCTATTAATAGCCATTAGTTACTCTCCTTCGACTATACAGCGAATACGTTAGTTGGGAACGAAAAATACCCACGAGCGTTAGCGCCGATGCTATTACTCGGAGAATCTACGAACCTATTCAACAACGCTATTCCGCTACTTGTTGTCGCTGTTACACCTTCTTTGGATCGTCCATTGTTAGTGCTGCCAGCGGTTGTGGTAATCGTATATTTATCGCCAATAAAACTTACGGCTGGAGTGCCGGCAGTAAATTGCGCTTCGTACACGATTGCTGGGTCGGTATATACATACGCTTCGACGTCTGCTGATCCCAGCGTAGCTGTTGAAGCAGGGAAGAACGTAGAGTATGTAGGTGTACCGTCGGTTGCGGTAAAGAAACATCCAGCAAAAACTCCAGCTGGTGTGCCTGTCGCAGTGCCTTGGATCACGTACCCAGAAGATAGGTTTACAACGTCTCCGTTGAAGATAGCAGCAGAGGTGCCACTAGCAATACGCAACTTCTGAGGACGGATCGTACCACCGTAAAGGTGATAGGCTGGTGTGAACCCGTTAGGGGCATCAGTATTAGCCATGATTTAATCCTCTAAGGAAAATGATAACTTAATCAGCAGCCGGTTTTCGACTACCGAATTCCACTTTGGTGCTTCTCCTCATATCGCTTTGTCGTAGCGGCATTCTTGGATCAGCTTCTCGCATTAAATCGTTGTCAACACCTTGAAGTTGTTCTGCTGTCTTTCCGTGGAAATAATCATTACGTTCTTCGACGGTCTCTTCAGGAATTTTTGCGAGGATCAAGCCACCAACACCTATTACGCCAGCGTGTTTACCGTCCTCAATCATAGGAGCATCGAAATCAGGATGATCTTCTGCTCTTACTGGCTCGAATCCCTCACGAATACGCTTTGACATATTCGCTTTGTCATCGTGCCCACGGACTTCTGCACGCACCCACCTGTGTTTATATCCAGGAGGAGCTTCAGGAGCGTCTAACATAGATGGCGGTTGCCATGGTTTACGGCGAGCTGTTTTTGCTCGAGTTTCAGCAGATCTGGAGGTACGATCTGTCATTTTCATCTCCTAAACGTATTTTGCGTACTCTTCTAGAGGCACACCTATTCTTTTAGCTATCGCTATCTGTGAAGGTGTGAGTTTCACACTGCGTGCACCTTTTTTAACAGAACCAACACCTCGGCTGGCTCCTGCTACGGCAGATTGCACGTTTTTTGTCTCACCGACAAATTTATGTGGAAAAAGTTCTCGCATTTCTGCATCAACTCTCTCGTAATAATGTTTCGAACTAGGGACTACACCCTCTTTAATTAACTGTTGGTGAACACCCATAGCAGCATAGGTCATACCCGTGTCTTCACCAAACCAACTGTTCTTTTCTGCCCACGCCTCTGCTGAGGGGTCGGGGGAAGCTGGTTGTAAATCTCGGCGTTGAGGTAGCTCTGGCGTTACAACTTCTTGTTCTGCCGTTTGTTTTTGTTTGGCTACCAAACGCTGGGCATTTTGCGCTTCATAAGAAGTTTTAGCAACTGCTTCTGTAGCTAATGCAATAGCTTCTGCATCACCAAGTTCTTGAGCTTCTTTTAAAGCACGTCTAGCGCGTTCTTTATCTGACTCAATACGTTGTTGATATTCATTAACGAGCGTCGAATCTGAAGATTTTAACTTTGTTTGAAGCTGATTGTTTTGTTCAGAAATTTTCTTAGCAAACTCAATCGCTTCTTCTCTTTGACGCTCAGCCTCTCGCATACGATAAGTAAGTTTATCTATACGTTTTTTAACGCCGTCACTATATTCCTCTAGCTCTTCGTTTTGAGAATCAGCTACTTCGGAACTATTAAAATCACCGCCGCTTTCTTGTATTACGTCAGCCGCACGAGGATCTACTTCTTCGTCAGGAAGAATAAGTTCAATATCTTGGGACTCAGCCATTTATCTCACCTTATTGCAGAATATCTTCTGGGTTATTTACAGTAGCTAAAATTTCGTCATCGTTTAAAAGGCGCATATCGCCCCCGTCGATATTAAATCTAGCTCCTGCATAGCGACCGAAAATTACCCAATCGCCCTCTTCGCACCAAGGGCCATCTGGAAATTTATCTGGGTCGGAATATGCGTCTGGGCCTTTTCTTACAACTAACCCAACAACGGTTGCTAAACGCTCTTTATCTAAAGTTTGTTTAGCGATAACAATGCCGCCTTTTGTTTTCTCAGGAGGAGAAAACGGGAGGATAAGTAACCTATACCCTGTAGGGTTAGGTAATTTATCAGCGTGACTTTCTAAATTTTCAGGAGTAATTTGTTCCTTCGGAGGATCTAACGGCGTATCAGATCCAAAATTTAGAACACGGTCAGGGGTCGCTCCCTCATTAATCGTCTTCGACATCTTCTAATCTTCCATGCAGGGCAGTTATTTCTTGTTCAGCGAAGTTAAGCCCTGAAATCTCTCCAACAATACGTTGGTACTGAACAAAATCTTGTGCGCCACCAGTGGCGAGAGTCTGCGCGAGATCATCTTGCCTCTCACGCAGCTTGCGGAGTAAATACTCCGAATATTTTAAAAAATCCATTAGTTAACGTAGCTAGTAAAATCTAATCCTTTAGTAGCTGCACCCGTTCCTTTCGTTTTTACTTTTTTCCCAGGAATACTAATAGTTTTTTCTGCCAACACTGTAGCTTTCGCAAAACCTTCGTTCGAAGGTTCTGGGATTGACGGTTGGACTCCTGCTTTTTGAGTTTTAGGGGCCGGATAAGGCATTTCCGTACTTCTTAAATTCCTCATTTTTTACTCTTACTACGAGATCGAGTTGCCCCGCCGCGCTTCATTTTAGTAGGCATTTTCTTTGCAGTTTTTCCGCCCCTTTGCATTTTCATAGGCATCTTTTTGTTTTTCTTTTTTGTATGTCCTGGCATTAGTCTTCTCCTTCTGAATAGAGATTATTAAACGTAACATTCGGATCCATGTAGCTATCATCAATTTCTGCAGTATGCAGATGTTGACTAGGGTAAAAGTCGGGAGCACCCGAACCTGTTTCCCATAGAGCTGGATTAGTCGCTCTTACACGATTATTAGGTAACGCTACAATATTACCTGTCCATTTGCCAGCATTCGTTAACTGTATTACATGACTCTGCTTATGTTGCGCAGGATCATCAGCGATATCGTTTCCTGTATAATCCACCGTAAATAAATACTTTCCCGTATGAAACTCGTTATCTATTTTACAAAGCCATGGGCTAGAAGATACACGATCCATAACAATAACTTCATGGTCACGAGAACTACAATCCCAAGGTTGTGCTAAATGCGTCGCCATCGCTTCTGGCATATCGTCTATATTCGCATCAGCTACTAAAGCGGTTATCGGCATTCTCGCCCACATCGCACCACCGTGTAAATTTTCAGAGTCTTCCTCCTCATCTAATTCGTATCCTGTAAATACGATTTGAAAAGATAAACACCTATCTGGGATAGTATTTACCGCAATCGCAATCGCGTGTAAATACTCTCCGTGATAATCTAAATGATTATGTGTAAATTCTTTTCGTACCCAACAATTAAAATGCGGGATATTACTTATTAAATGAGGCATTTATTCCTGTTCTCGAGATTCTCTTACGATTCTTGCAATATCTGTTAAATTAGCATCAACGTCTCTATCGTCACGCATTTCTGCTTGTTGTAAGTCAGAA